GTTCTACCACACTTAATAGCGACGGTACACTCACAGTTTCAACATTGAACGCAAGTACTGGTGGAACAATTGGCGGATGGACTATTGGTGCAAGTAGCTTGACCGGCGGTTCTACTACACTTAATAGTAACGGCACACTCACAGTTTCAACATTGAACGCAAGTACTGGTGGAACAATTGGCGGATGGACTATTGGTGCAAGTAGCTTGACCGGCGGTTCTACTACACTTAATAGCGATGGTGCGATTACGTGTGCAAATCTGACCGCTAATACCGCCGGTACCATCGGCGGTTGGACTATTACATCTACAGGACTTCAGGCGACAGGAAATGGATCTTCTAGAATAACTGGTAATGGATTAAACATTGACGCAAGTACAAATCAAGCAACTATAGGATTGAGTGGTACTTATAGTGCCACGTTGACTGGAGGAACTGCTGCCGCAGGCATAACTCTTGGTACAGGAGGATCGGCAACAAAGTTGTTTGATAACGGTACATTAACTCTTGCTGGAGCAACACTCACTTATAGTGGAGGAAAATTTAATTTTGGATCCGGTGCAGCGACTGTTACGTGTGGTAGAATTGAAATTGGCTCTGGTGGATTAGATTGTGCTGGAGGAGGGTCATTCTCTGGCGCCGTGGGGGCAGCATCGTTCAATAGCACATCATCCAGAAAATATAAGACCAATATTAAAGATTTGACAAATGGGTTAAATATGCTAAACAGATTAAGACCGGTTACATTTGACTGGAAGAATAATAAAACACATAATGACATTGGTATGATTGCCGAAGAAGTAAATGAAATATTCCCAACCATAGTATATAAAAACTCTGACGGAGAGATAGAGGGTCTGGAATATGGAAAACTTGTAACCGTTTTGGCGGCGGCATTAAAAGAACTATCAACTGAAGTTCAAGAACTAAAGCGGCAAATAAAAGAATTAAGAAAATAATATGGCATCAGGTTATACAGTAGACGTTGACGGAACACCCGTCGATTTGGATTCTATATTTAGACCAAAAAGCGCGGCTACTGAAAAAGCAGGTAATGTAAATTATAAAGTTTCTAACATAGATATTTCCAATAGATACGAAAAAATAACCGTGGAGGGACAGCAATGGGATAGAAACACGAATTTTTTGGCGTATGGCGGAGATTTGGCATCTATATTCGCCGTCACAGATGCGCCAACACCAACGCCCACAAAATCGCTGACTCCATCTTTATCATTTTCGCCAACACCGTCAGAAACTCCACCAATTACACCGTCGGTTTCATATTAATTATACAATAAAAATTTAAATGTTATGAATATAAAAATACCATACAAAGAATTGGGAAACATATCAAACGCAGCATATGTTGCGGTAATTTTAGATAAAAATAATAATCCCATATACAGAAGAGATTATAGTCGCGTGTCAGACCCTTGGTTTTTTTCTAAAACAAAAACTAAGCTACCCATAGAAAATAAATTATACGAATTATGCGACAGCGTAGTGTTTTATCCGTATTACAATAACACTGGTTGGGGTAATAGAATCGTGATAAAAAAAGAGAAAAACGAGTTGCCAGATAATAGTAATAAAAGTTTAGAATATATTAAAAACTCAGGCAAACCCGTAGATTTAAATTCGTTGAAAAAATGGATATTTACGGGCTCTAAATTTCCCATAAAAACTAATGTAATCGGCGATAAAAATTTGATATACTTTACCGCGTTTGGAAACAATGAATATATTGCCTTGTTAAAATTATTGCTAAAAGGATTGAAGAATCAACCGTATAGAAATTTTGATATATTGTTTATAACAGATGCATCTACTAAACGAACCATAAATAAAATAGCCGATTTAAAACATTTTAATGTAGATTTTCACGTAATTAAACCTATAACTGACCCCGTGCGTGCATCAATGCAAAAATTAAAAATACATGAATATAAAAAAATAAAACAATACAAAAAGATATTGTTTTTAGACATGGATATATTGGTGCTCGGGAATTTATCCAAAATCTTCGATGAAGAGATTAGGCCGAATAAGTTGTATAGCGGAATACAAAAGTTTGAAATGTCTATGCATAATACTGCGTTTCATTGTATTAACGAATATACCAGTGAATACTTGGATTTCTTTTCCAAGCGCGGAATATTTCCATTTAACGCCGGTCAATTTATGTTTTTGAACACACCGACTATGATAAAGCATTTTAAGCATATAGACAAATTTGCACATAAATGGAAAGGTCCGTTTTTCTTTGAGCAAAGTTTTCTTAATACATATTTTAATGTATTATGTATGTCGGATGTATTTAAATTCAAAAATGAATTCGGATTTATATCAATAAACATGAATGATACTGGTTATAAACCAAACGAGGACACTGTGTTTGTGCATTTTATGGGGAGCATAGGAAAGCCTGATGGGAAATTAAAATTTATTAAAAAATATTATAAAAGTTTAATTGCGTGAAATTTACCATAATTACTTCGCTATACGGCACATTACCTGTAGTCAAGGAGTGCATCGATAGTTGGCTTCCTTTGCCGCCGAATTGGAATTTGATTGTATATAACTCGGCGGTGTCCTCCATCGATGGTACTACAGACTATATTCGTCAAAAGCAAAAAGAGCATAATTTTTTGTTGATAGAAGACGGAAAGACGAGGTCACATACTTCGGCTATAAAAACAATAATACCAAGCATTGATGGAGATTGGGTATTACATCTGGATTCAGACGCCAAGTTATTAAATAAGTTTTTTTTCTTGTGGGCAGAAGCTACCGCAAAAAGCAAAAAATATAAAGTTTATGGCAAAGTAGATAAAAGAATATCGGCAAGAATTGCTATCCGAGAACGGTATATTCACAATAATACAGTGAATGAGATGTATTTGCCACGCTGTCATCAATGGTTAATGATGTTTGAGAAAGAATACTTCATTCAAAAAAATATAAGTTTTGACGACATAATAATGACGGCAAAAATAACATCTCATGGTAAAAAGTTAGCATCACAGGATGGAACAAAAAATTACGACCACGGTGATGAAATATTCATATTTGGAGACACAAGCTGGCAATTGTTTTGGGAATCTATTGGAGACGATTTGTTTTGTAGTTTTCCAGACGAGGCATATAATTGCTGGAAACATCTCAATAATCAATCATGTAAGTGGGATAGAGTAAACAGAGAACTTATATTAAGTGGAAGTTTTCATAGAGTTTCTTGAGATGTCATATATATTATAACAACCTGATAATATTTGGATTTCTGTATATATTTATAGTATATGGACAAATTCACACAACAGATCATAGAGCAGTTATATAACGAAATCGTAAATGCCAATCAGGTATATGCTATATATCCTGGTCGCTTCCATCCAGCAGGACCACATCATTACAAGGCATATAAGTATCTTGCCGATAAGTTTGGGGTACAAAATACATTTGTTGTTACATCAGACAAGGTTGAATTGCCAGATAGTCCATTAAGTTTTGCTGAAAAAAAAGCAGTATGGATAAAATACGGTGTTCCTGCCGATAAAATAATACAGGTTAAAAACCCGTATGTTGCTACAGAAGTATTGGATATGCTTCCCGAAAATTCTGCGGTTGTGTTTGGATTTGGCAAGAAAGATTCTGAAAGATTTAGTGTAGGCGGTGTCAAAAAGGACGGTTCTCCATCATATCTTCAGTTCTATGAACAGAACAAAAATGATCTACAAGACCTTACTAAGCACGGCTATCTTATAATTATTCCTCATTTTTCTTTAAAAGTTGATGGTAAGGAATTAAGCGGCACAGAAATACGCAATATGATTGCCGCTAATCCAAACAAAGAAACCTTCGATAAGATATTCGGGTGGTATGATCCAAAGATAGCACAACTACTGTCTGATAAATTTAAAGAAGCGTCAAGTTATGTGCCGCCAGAAAAGCCAGTCAAGAAAAAGCTAAAAGAAGGTGGCAATATGTTTGATGTTGATGCTTCAATGGTCAAACGTGAAAATCTTGATTCAACCATCCAAAAAGTTCTAAAAGATAATGGACTTGGTAAAGTACAATACTCAAAAATCGGAAATTTTAGCAAGCCATTGTTGGGGGACATTGATATTGCCATTGATACCAAAGATATGTTGAAGTTTTTAAAACTTCCGCCAACTGCCGACAAAGATACGTTATTTAAAGAGATAGAAGCAAAGTTTCCAGGCGGAAAAACTGCCAAAGGATTATATCAGTTTCATTTGCTTGGTAAAGCAGACAATCAACCATTTATAAACAAAGACGGTAGTGAAGATGATACCAAAGAACCATTTGTTCAGGTTGATGTCATGTTGGGCGTTAGAGGTTGGAGAGAAAAGTTTTATTCAGGTGCACCATCGAGCCAATATAAGGCAAAGTTCAGAAACTTGTTTATTTCTGAAATATTGTCCAAGATTATAGAAGATGCTGGACCGGGTGGGTTGAAGCAAAAATATCTGCTTTCTCCAGCAGAAGGATTCTTCTTGCAAAAATTTACTATTGACGCGAAGGGAAAGCGTAAAGAAGTAAGCAGAGAACTAAAGTCCACCGATATGGATTTTGTAGCAAAGTTCTTGTTTGGAGAAGATAAGACATTTGCAGATATAGATACATTTGAAAAGGTGTATGCTTTATTCAATTCGAAGTCATTCAAGTTCCCACAGTTTAAGAAAGAAATATTGGATGCATACAAGGAAAATTTGGCAAAGAGCCAAGCAGCGGAACCAGATCTTCTTCATCCAAAGCTGGAAGAAGCTAACAAGCTGTCTATTCAGCGTTTTTCAGGTGCCAATGAAATGACCGACGCCGAGTTTTTGAATTTTCTACGTCGTATTCAGCCACTGGTAAAACAAGGTAAAATGGATTTGAGTGTGTCTGACAACGCATCTGTAACAGAAAAGTTGGACGGATCTCCGTGTAAATGGGGATTAAATGCTGCTGGTCAATTTTTTGTAGAATCGGCAAACAGCGGCGAAGTAACTATAGCAAATGCCGAAAAGTTGAACAATCCATTCACCGTTCACTTTTATGAAGCTATAAAGTTTTTGAATAGCTATAAGCCATTTCAGGCAAAGTTACAAGCAGTCAAAAAGAAGCACGGAGCATTTAAAGTTACTTCCGAAATGTTTCCGGTATTGACTCATAAAGGAGACGATTTGGGAGACATTGTATTTGCATCAACTAAATACAACAAATCCAAGCTTGGAAACAAGGGTGCATTTGTATGCTTTAACGCCACCTGCGAAAAGCACGGTGATGAAGGTTCAGATGAAATTCTTGATATGGTTGAAAACACATCCGATCCCGAATGGAAGATATATAACATCAATAAGCACGGTACTTTAAGCAGAGAAGGACTGGTATTTAATATTGCTGGAATACAAAAGCTCGTATCTGACCCAGCCAAACTGGCTCAAGCGGAAACACTACTTAAGTCAAGAAAAGATAGTCCAGAAAAAGATGCATTAAAGAAAATCATACGCAACCTCAAAGACCAGATGCAGGATATATTAAACAAATATGCTGAACGCATTAATACATTCTTGAGTTCAGACGCCTCAAGAAAATATCCAGTAGAAGGTGTTGTATTAAAAATCAATCTACCGGACGAACCTGTATTTATAAAGGGAACATCTGAAATATTCCACAAAATTGCTGAAAAGACTTGGGGAACTCGTAAGGCGGTTGGTAATGCCGAAAAAGTGTTTGATGGAGCATTTCTTACCAAGGTTCTTGGTATGACAACCGGTCACGCCGCTACACTAAACAAGAATATTGCAGCAGCAAAAGCAAAGGTCGGAGATGTTACAGATGAAGTATCTGCTAATAAAGTTGCGTTAGAAGTATATAATACACTAAAGGCTCAAGGTATTGATGCTTCTCCTACCGCCGTAAAAACTCGTGCCAATGAAGTTATAGCTGCTGCCAAGAAAGAGTTTGCGGATATACAAGCCAAATGGGAACAGGTAAAAGCTACAGGCGAAGTTGACCCAGACAGTACGTCTAAAACCGAAAGCCAGATAAACTTCTTACAGCAAAAGCTAAATAATATATCTCAAGCGGTTCTTACAGACAAGTACAGCGGAGAGGCATATATTGTATATCTTTTAAGACTTTTTATAGATAAAAGATTACGCAGTAATGCAGAAACCGGAGACTAATTCATATATATAACCAACAAAGGTTATACACTATGAAGAGAGCACAAGGCAAAAGTAATATTGATATCATTAAAGGTTATGTGGCGGGCGAACGTCCGTTCCTACAAGTAGGATATACAGGAGACGCAGACAAGTATATCATACGTAAAGAAGGTGAAACTTGGAGCGATGCGAGCGGTAAGCAGTGGATACAAACAGCAAGTGGCCCACAAGCAGTTACTCGCATTATGGACATTGTGCGCGAAGAGATGAATGATAAATGCTCTTGTTGCAACAGAGAAGTACGATGGGGCACAAAGCAAGACCGCAAGATGTATAATCGCACAAAAAAGTGCCTTGATTGTGTTGCCAAGGAAGAAACGGAACTGAGAATCAAAGGTCAATTCAAGCTGTATGAAACTAAGAAGTTGATAGAAAATGAACTATCATATTTGTTGGACATAAAACAAAAGCTACGCGAAAGTAAGGACTATTTGGAAAGTGACGCATCAAAAACACTTACTTGGGCAAATCAAACAGGTATGGTAGAAGAATGGAGCAACGAAGCAAGAGGCGAACTAAAAAAGAATATACAAAAAGACTGGGTTACTTGTTTGAAGAAAATAAAAGCCGCAGAAAAAGAGCTAAAGAAAGTAAACACAGAAATTGATAAAGTACTAAATAAAAAAGATTGACGTGGGGAGCAAATCTTTTAATATAAGATTATGAAGATTTTATATATTGCTCCGCATCTATCAACTGGCGGTTGTCCGCAATACTTGCTTAAGAAGATACAAGTATTGGTAAAAGAGCACGAAGTATATTGCGTGGAATATTCTAATCATGGCGGATTTACCGTACAAAGAAATCAAATCAAAGAAATACTAAAGGATAGATTCTTTGAGTTGGGCGAGAACAAGATGCAAGTAATGGATATTATAAATAAAATAAATCCAGAAGTTGTACATCTTGAAGAAATGCCGGAATATTTTATGGATGGTAATCTTGCCATTGAATTGTATTCAAAGGATAGAAAATACAAACTGATAGAAACTTCTCACGATAGCAGTTTTAATCCACAGAGTAAAACAATGTTTCCCGATAAGATATTGTTTGTAAGTAAATATCAAATGGAAACTCTTAAATCTTTGGATGTACCTATGGATGTATGCGAGTATCCAATAGTAATAAACCCAAGAAAGCCGCGTGAAGAAGCACTAAAGGTGCTTGGATTAGATCCGAACAAGAAACACGTTATAAACGTTGGGTTATTTACGCCAAGAAAAAATCAGGCAGAAATAATAGAATATGCCAAGCAACTTATTAACTATCCTATTCAGTTTCATTTTATAGGAAATCAAGCAGACAATTTCAAGTTTTATTGGGAACCTTTGCGGAAAGATTTTCCGCCAAATTGTACGTGGTGGGATGAACGAAAAGATGTACATAACTTTTATCAGGCAGCAGATCTATTTCTATTTACTTCTCGCGGCACAAATAACGACAAAGAAACCAGCCCACTTGTAATACGTGAAGCAATATCATATAACATACCATCGTTGATATACAACTTACCCGTGTATCTTGGTATGTATGACAAATATGAAAATATCGAATATTTGGATTTTGACTCAAACAAAAACAATATAATTAAAATACTGAAAAAATTAAATATGCAAATTGATGATGCGAAACTATTTAGAGAGCAATTTTATTCAAAAGAAGATGTAAAATTTAATGTTGCATATGATAATACTCAAAATAAAATTTTATTTTCAACAAATACGTTGGTAGAGGATTTGCTTGTTTCTATAAAAGAATTAGACTCTCGTGCCGTTGTATGGTCTGCTCATTATGATTCCATGCCAGCAAATTCTGAATTTTGGATTATACCTACCCCAAAAGATTTTATAGATTTTGAAAAAGATCCTTATATAGGAGGTCTTCTTGTCGAGTTTTATAGCAAAGAAAAATTAATAGATAGTAAATCTATAAGAATAAAGCCTGCAATACCAAATAAACATCGGTCAACATTGAAAAATAATAAAGAGCCGATGTATATGAATTATACAGAATTTTTTGTGGATAGAATATATGATGAGTTTGTTAAAAACAAAAAATTTGATACTGTTGTGGACGTTGGGGCAAATATAGGTCTATGGACCGAGTACATATTACACTCGGCTAAATGTAAAACAGTTTATGCGATTGAACCTAACAAATCTGCATTAGAAGTTTTGGAAAAATCATTTGGAGATAATGTAACAGTAGTTAAAAAAGCACTATCCGACGTTGATGGGCATATTGAATTTTTCGTGGATAGTGAGAATTCGACAGTATCTTCTATCGCAAATGTAAATAAAAATGATAAAGGATATGCAGTTGAATCAATAAAGTTCAAGACATTTATCAATCAATATAGTATAAAAAAGATAGATTTAATGAAAGTGGATATTGAATCGGGGGAATATCCTCTATTTTCTTCGTTGGATGATTCTGATATTGGCATCATAGATAATATTTTGATGGAATATCATACGCTAGGTGGGAGGACATATGAAAAAGATGCGATGCAAATAATAAACAAGTTGAAGTCGCACGGATTTACGGTTTCTATTAAAAATATGCATCCCGCTGGCGGATTTATATATGCTACAAAAAACGCTAATGTAGTGGACAAAAGAAATGATGCAATGATTTCATTTTTGAATATAAATAAATGTCCAGACAAAAGAGATATCGCCGCGATTGTGAATAAATTATTTCCTGATGGAACTGGTGTAGAAATCGGTGTGTTGCGAGGAGATTATTCAAAAATTATATTAGAGCGTTGGAAACACGGTCAAATGTATCTGATAGACACTTGGCGACATTTGAGTGAATATGTTGATATGAATGGACAAGATGATAAATATCATTACGATTGTATTGTAAAAACTTGTGAAAATATAAAGCCTTGGCAGAATAGAGCACACATGATTCGAATGGATAGTGCATTGGCTGCAAATTTATTTCCAGACGAGTTTTTTGACTTTGTTTATATTGACGCGGACCATTCATATGATGGAGTCGTGCGAGACTTGAAAGCATGGTGGCCAAAAGTAAAAAGGGGCGGGCTATTTTGCGGAGATGACTATATTCCACAAGATGGAGATATATGGCTTACAATTGAAGGACAACCGCCAAAGTATGCAGGAAAGTTTGGTGTAAGAAAAGCGGTAAACGAGTTCACAGCCAAAAACAATTTAAAATTATATGAAACCACAAACGAGCCTTATTGGAAACAGTGGTATACATTTAAACCTTTTTAAATATCATGGTCATCTTTCTATACAGTGATAAAAACTGCGAGTATCAGGCAATATCGTGCATTAAATCCTTAACTCACAAAATAACTGACGATGTTGTCGTTTTGTATTACACTATAGGATTTGATAGTGCGTTTGAATTCAAGAATTTGAGAAAAATAAGAATTGAACCAAAAGCATATTTTCCAACTTTTCATTATTATAAATCCGAGTTGTCGTTGTTGACAATGCAGCTATATCCTAACGATTATTATTTCTTTACGGATACAGATGTGTTGTTTTCTCGCAACTTCAATTTCGCCGATCATAGATATAACACACCATATCCTATGGCAAGTTTTGGTCCGCACGAATTTCCATTTATTTGGGAAGAAGTTAATGGTACTCGTATAATATACGACGAAAGCAAAACAATGAAGTACTTTGGAGTAACAGAAAGAAGCATGAGATACTGCTGGTCTTGTTTTTACACATTCAATCCAGATTGTAAGGACTTTTTTGAAGAGTATGTATCTATGTGTCAAAATCAGTATTTGATGCAAAGACGAAAGCACTTCTTTCCATATGCGGACGAGACTGCGTTCAATGTTTGCTTGTGGAAAAGAAATGCAACAAAAAATTTAGGGTTCTCTTTTGTAAATACCCATTTATTGGATACCGTCAAGTTGGTTGAAGAAAGAAGAGCAAAGAATGCACACATAGAAGGTAATGTGGATGCTTTTGGACAAAATTGGCAATACGTGGAAAATCCTGATAATGTATTGCTGTATCATGGGTTTAAAAGTCCGCACGATATTGATCCAACACTGGAATATTTAATAAAATAAAATTAGGTATTTTGAAACGACGCATATGATTTATATCTGGAAAGATGAATATCCTGTGTTTTTGGAGTTGGCAAATCTTATATCAAGCGAATTGGATATGCCTAACGAAATCACAAATGATTTGAGCAAAGAAGGAACGTGGATAATATTTTTTGAATCTTTTATAAATCATCGGCATATATTTGAAAAGAGAAAATATATAATGGTTCAAACCGAAAATATACTTGAATCGGTGCGCCTTGATTCGCCTAACCTTAGACAAGAATATCAAAATTTTTTACGCAATGCGTATGCGGTGTGGGATTATACAAAAAATTTTAGACTAGGTTATTCTAAATATTATCAAATTCAATACGAACAGTCTAAAGATATGGATGTATTTTTTTATGGAAGTATAAACCCACGAAGAAAACATATCTTGGACCAAATACCAAACTTATCGACAGTCTCTGCTACTTCAGATATTAAGGTTGATTTTTTTCCTGCATTATGGAATTATGTTCGAAGAAGCAAAATAGTCTTGTGCATAAATTACTACGAAAACTCAAACACGGACGTTATACGCCTTGCCCCGCTTTTGACAAATCGTACATTTTTTATAGCAGAAAAAACTATCGACCCCTCTCACAATAACCGTACAGAATATGTAGTATCAGATTATAATAATATTCCAGCACTCTGTAAATACTATCTAGAAAATCCAAAAGAAAGACTAAAATATATAGAAAGTGGATATAACTATATAAAAAATAATCCAATATTGTTGCCGGATATTTATTCAGAGCGAAATATCAATTACGTATAAAGGTTATGAAAATCATAAACATCAATCCCGGTCTATTACCCATTCCTCCAAATGGCTGGGGAGCAGTTGAAAAAATCATATGGGACTACCATCAAGAAATGCTTAATATTGGTCTTCGCAGCGAAATCAGATATACAGACGAAGTGCAGTACGATGATAGTTGTGTGGTACATGTACACGTAGCAAATTTAGCAAACTTGCTACACGAACGTGGCATACCTTATATTTTTACTATTCACGATCATCACGCATATTTGTACGGCAAAGATTCCCAGCTATTCAAAGAAAATCTAAAAGCGATTGAGAACAGCGTATTTTCACTTTCTCCTTGCAAATATCTTGTGCCATACTTTGGCAGCAAAAAACTTAGATACTTCAGTCACGCTGTAAATACAGATATTTTTACATTCAATAATCGCCAGAGACACAAAAACTTGAAGTTGCTTTGTGTAGCGAACAACGGATATGCATATGACCAGAGCATAGATAGAAAAGGATTCAAGATTGCAATACAGGCAGCAAAGACGCTCGGCTTACCAATTACGATTGCTGGACCAAGAAACAATGACAATTTCTTCAAGACGCTTGAGCCAGAACTAAACGGTTATACTGGTCTTACTAAGTTATACGATCTTGATGAAAAATGGCTAACTCATTTGTACAATGAAAATGATGCGTTTCTTCACTTTTCGGAACTTGAAGCCGGTCATCCTAACCTTACATTACTTGAGGCTATGGCGAGTGGATTGCCAGTCATAGGTACATTCGAAGAAGATACATACAACGGTATGGCAGTATGCAAACGAGATTTGGACGAGGCAATTGCTGCAATAAAGAACGTTGACGAAAACTATGATAAATTTAGAGCAGATGCACTCGCGAACGCAAAATCAAATTCATACAAAAACAGAGTTCATGAATTAGTTGGGTTGTATAGTGAATATAGAGAACGTATTTTTGGAAATAAACTCATCGAGTGCTACTCAAACTGTGAAAAAGTAGTCAAGGAAGCAAAAAATAACATTTTGATCAATTTTCCACAAGGCCCAAAGGTAGAAATACTTGGACCAATAAGCAGAAAACATAAGATAAAGTTTATTGATACAGACAAAAATCAGATAGTATATGAAACAATCATCGGAAATAATATGTGGGCTACAAGCAGCATAAAATATTTCTGTAAATGGAAGATAGAAGTATACGAAATGGTTGGAGAAAACTGGGAGAGGCTGATACACACTCATTTATATAACGCAGAGGGTAAAGACGTAAAAGTTATACTTGATACAGAAAGTGTGGGAGATCTTATTGCGTTTATTGGGTCGGTTGAAGAGTTTAGAAAACAACATAAATGTAAAATGCATTGTGTTGTATTTTCTAAGCCTTTGCGCGAGTTATTTAAAAAGTCGTATTCAAATATCAACTTCTTGGATAAAAACCCAAGCGATGATGCATATTATGCAACATATAACATAGGATATTTTGAGGAATGGAAAGACCGACTAATTACGAACCCGAAAAGATTATCTCTTCCGCACATAGCATCACAAATACTTGGATTTGGAAACAAGGAGTTTAAACCAATACTACAGTATGATAAGCCTTCTCCACCAAACAAAAAATATGTGTGTATATTTACACAGAGTACTGCTCAATCAAAATATTGGAATAATGAAGACGGATGGAAAACTGTAATAAATTATTTGAACAAAAAAGGATATGAAGTATGGTGCATAGACAGATATAGTTCTTTTGGAACTAAAACAAAAATGAACTATATCCCGCCCGGCGCAATCGATAAGACAGGCGATTATAGTCTTGAAATAAGAATGCAGCAAATACACAACGCCGAGTTCTGCATCGGATTGAGTTCTGGATTAAGTTGGCTTACTTGGGGAGTAAATAAGCCCGTCATACTTATTAGTGGATTTACAGAAGAATTCAATGAATTTGAAACGCCATATAGAGTAATCAACAAAAATGTATGCAACGGCTGTTGGAACGATGTTAATTGTAAATTTGATAAAGGCGATTGGTTGTGGTGCCCAAGAAACAAAGATTTTGAATGTACCAAGAAGATATATCCACAAAATGTTATAGATGTTATAAATAAAATAATATGAAAAATATGATACAACTGTTCAAAGTTTACATGAGTCAAAATGCCAAAATTGAGGTTGGAAAAGTATTAGACAGTGGTTATATCGGTCAAGGTCCAAAGGTAGAAGAGTTTGAATGTGCGTTGAGGTCGTTTTTAAATAACGACAGAGTTCTTACTCTAAATGCCGGAACATCCGGATTGCACCTTGCTCTTCATATGCTCAAAGCGAACGGTAGCATCAAAAATGATGACGAAGTCTTGGCTACTGCTCTTACGTGTACGGCGTCAAATTGGCCAATATTAGCTAACAATCTACGTATAAAATGGGTAGATATAGATCCAAAAAATTTAAATATGGATTTGGATGATTTGGAAAGAAAGATTACACATAAAACAAAGGCAATAATTGTTGTACATTGGGGAGGATATCCAGTAGATTTGGACAGATTAAAAGCTATACAAGAAAAAGCATATAATATTTATGGATTTAGACCGGCAATAATAGAAGACGGAGCACATGCGTTTGGTACAGAATATAAAGGAAAAAAATTAGGAAACCACGGTAATATTGTAATGTATAGTTTTCAGGCTATAAAACATATAACTTCAGTAGATGGTGGGTTATTGGTTCTACCCAACCAAGAATTATACCGCAGAGGAAAATTACTAAGATGGTATGGTATAGACAGAGACGGAAATCGAAAAGACTTTAGATGCGAAGCCGACATTGAAGAGTGGGGATTTAAGTTTCATATGAATGATGTATGTGCTACCATTGGTCTAGAAAACTTGAGATTTGCGGATAGCATTATAGGAAAGCATAGAAATAACGCAAAATTTTATGACAATCAATTGGTAGATACTTCTGGTCTTACTCTTCTAGAAAGGAATAAAGATTGTAATTCGGCGTTTTGGATATACAGTATGCTGGTTGAAAACAGAGACGATTTTTATCGTTATATGAAAGAATGCGGGATTGTTGTATCGCAAGTACACGAAAGAAATGATAAGCATACCTGTGTGAAAGAATATCGCTCCGCATTACCAACTTTGGATAAAATAGTACCAAAATTGGTGTCTATTCCGGTTGGATGGTGGGTGACTGAAGATGACCGTCAATATATCGTCGATTGTATCAAGAAGGGTTGGTAATGAACCTATCTTTCAGAAAAATAACCGAAGCCGACCTCGCGTTTTTAAATGAAACAAGGAATATTTATGCAGAAGAGTTTTTGCACGATAGTAGAATATTCAGTTTAGACGAAACAATCCATTGGTTCAAAACAACAAATCCAGATTATTGGATGATAAGAGACGATGATATAAATGAAACGGTGGGATATTTCAGACTATCAAATTATTCTAAAGCAAATAAAAACATATACATCGGGGCAGATATAGCACCTAAGTTTAGAAGAAAAGGATATGCTACCGCTGCATATAAAAAATTTATTCCATTGCTCTTTGGATTTTATGACTTGAACAAAATAAGCCTAGAAGTTTTGACCACGAATACTAATGCTATTAAATTATACGAAAAGTTGGGATTTATAAAATATACAGAAATGGGTAAGGATGTATTGAAAAAAACGGGTGTTGTGGGTTCTATCAAAATGTATATACTGAGTTCTCGGTTGGTAAAATAATATAACTTTCGTATATATATTAGATATGGACTTAGCCGGTGCTATATCACAAAATGACCTTATATCTGCTTTATGTATGAGAATACAGGGCAAATATCCAAGCAATCCACAAGGATATTGTGCTCCTATGACCAATGAACTGTGTAAAGAACTGTCCAAGTATGGTATAAAAAGCAGAAAAGTTGAAGGCTTGTTTTTGCTTGATGGTCCATATGCTGGCAAGTTTATTACACACTATGATGATGAATATGAAGTGCCGCACGATTGGTTAGAGCACGAAGGTAAAGTATTGGATATTTCCGCCAAAATGTTTCGTAAATATGTTGATGATCAAATACCAGACATTGTGTATATCAATCATACTTCGCCATTATACAACAGATACAAACATATCTAAAATATGGCAGCAACGCAAAATCTAAAAGATGTTATAAAGTTGGAATACGCCAAGTGTCTCAAAGACCCTGTGTATTTCATGAAGAAATATGTAAAGATACAACATCCTACACGCGGCACATTGCCATTTCTTACATATCCTTTTCAGGATGAAGCATTGGAAGATTTCGTAAAACACGACCAGAATATCATATTGAAGAGTCGCCAAATGGGTATTACAACTCTTGTATCTGGTTATGCGATTTGGCTCATGACATTTCATACAGACAAGCAGATTTTGTGCTTGAGCATTACACAAGAAACATCCAAGGCGATTGTTACAAAAGTTAGATTTGCCAATGATAATCTGCCAAGTTGGCTAAAAGTGCCTGCTGTAGAAGACAATAGATTGTCATTGAAACTAAGAAACGGCTCTGAAATCAAGGCGGCGAGCAGTGCGGGCACATCTGGTCGTTCAAGTGCGTTGTCATTGCTGGTGGTTGACGAAGCGGCGTTCATTGACAATATTGAAGAAATATGGCTGTCTGCTCAATACACACTATCTACCGGTGGTAAGGCAATCATACTATCTACACCAAACGGCGTAGGCAACTGGTTCCATAAGATGTGGACAGAATCTGAAGCAGGTCAGAACAACATGAACCGCATCAGTTTACCTTGGCATCTACATCCAGAACGAGACCAAAAATGGAGAGATGAGCAAACAAAACTGTCTGGTGAGAGAGGTGCGGCTCAAGAATGTGATTGTGAATTTAGCACATCCGGCAATACCGTCATAGATATTCCAACGCTACAATGGTATGAAAAAACACATGTATGTGAGCCATTGGAAAAACGCGGGATAGACAAAGGTTATTGGATATTCAAGTATCCAGAAGCAGGTAAATCATATATGGTGTCTGCCGACGTTGCTCGTGGCGATGCCAGCGACTATAGTGCCGCTCAAATACTTGATATAGAAACAATGGAACAGGTTGCTGAATATAAAGGTAAGTTGCCGACCAAGGAATATGCACGAGCATTAATGACAATGGCAACAGAATATAATAACGCATTGCTTGTTGTAGAAAATGCCAATGTTGGTTGGGCAGTAATACAAGAAGTGCTTGATGCCAACTATCCAAATCTTTTCTATAGTTCCGCTGACCTACAATATGTTGATGTAGAAAATCAAATGACCAACAAGTTGAATAGAGAAGAACGTAAAATGACACCCGGCTTTACTACATCACACAAATCTCGCCCGCTGCTAATATCAAAATTAGAAAGTTATTTCAGAAACAAAGAAGTTATTATACACAGCAAGCGGCTTATAGAAGAACTACAAGTTTTTATATGGAAAAGCGGAGCAGTATCTGCCAAAGCAGAAGCAATGGATGGATATAATGACGACCTTGTTATGGCAATGGGTATATCTTTATGGATAAGAGATGTAGCATTGCGGCTTAGAAAAGAAGCAGATAGTGTTACACGCACAATAATAGACAGAATAGGAGTAGCGTCGCCACAACAAATGATAAACAATATGAAGACGCTAAATGGTGATAAAGGAGTAAATCCATTCGGCGTATATAACAACCCGTGGCAAATGCACGTTGGTGGGCCTGGTATGCACGGTGCCAAGCCAGAAGACCTAACTTGGCTGCTACGATAATATATTTTATAAAAATACTATAGGTATATATTTATACTTTAGGCGCTCATATATATACACACTATGGCAGAAACAAAAGACTTATTTAGCAGACTAAAGAAAATGTTTTCTACGGACGTTATCGTTCGTAATGTGGGCGGCAAAAAACTAAAGATTGTTGACACAGATGAAATACAATATGCTACAGACAGAAATAGCCTAAGAGACCGTTTCAATCGTCTACGCAGCAGCACATTCAACTTACATAATCGTGACATGAGTATGGCTTATCAAGCAAGCCGACTTGAGTTGTTTAGAGATTATGACGTTATGGATATGGATCCTATTATCGCAAGTGCGTTGGACATATACAGCGATGAATGTCTTGTGCCAAGCGAGTTTGGTAGAGTATTGACCATACGCAGCAAAAATGAAAACGTAAAAAAGATTTTGGAAAATCTTTTCTATGACATCTTGAATGTTGAGTTCAATATGTGGAGTTGGACACGCAATATGTGTAAGTATGGTGACTTTTTCCTACGTATGGAGATCTCTCCAGAATATGGTGTATATCTTGTTCATCCAATTAGCCCATATGAAATCACTCGTATAGAAGGTAGTGATCCACAAAATATCAACTATGTAAAGTATCAGCACGATGGTATGGGCGGTGGTATGGAATATGAAAACTTTGAAATCGCGCATTTTCGTTTATTGAGCGACAGCAACTTTTTGCCATATGGTAAATCAATGATTGAACCAGCACGCCGTGTATGGAAGCAACTAAGTTTGATGGAAGACGCAATGCTTATTCATCGCATCATGCGTGCTCCTGAAAAGCGTATATTCAAGGTTGATGTAGGAAATATTCCTCCTGCCGATATTGATGCGGCCATGCAGAAGATTATTAGTCAAGTAAAGAAGGTTCCATATATTGACGAACGCACAGGTGATTATAACCTACGCTTCAATTTGAATAATATGGTTGAAGATTTTTATCTACCAGTTCGTGGCAGCGATAGTGGCACAAACATAGATACATTGCCCGGAATGGATTTCACAGGCATCGATGACTTGGAATATATTCGTAATAAGATGATGGCGGCACTCAAAATTCCAAAGGCGTTTTTAGGCTACGAAGAAGGATTGTCTGGTAAAGCAACTCTTGCCGCCGAAGATGTTAGATTTAGCAGAACAATCGGTAGAATACAGCGTATCATCGTGTCTGAACTAACAAAGATTGCTATCGTTCATTTGTATGTACAGGGTTATCAGGACGCTACACTTGTTGATTTTGAACTTGAACTAAGCAATCCAAGCACCATCTTTGAACAAGAAAAGTTGGAAATCTGGCAAAATAAGATCAGTCTTGCGTCAGATATGATGGAAAGCACTATGTTCAGCAAGAACTGGATATATAATCAAGTATTCAACTTGTCCGAAGATGAAGTTGAACAAGTTCAGTTGGATGTTATCAAAGACAAAAAGCAGGCGTGGCGTATGGAACAGATTACGTCCGAAGGCAATGATCCTGCCACAAGCAATCAAAAGATGGGCGATGCAGGACCAGAAGACCTTGGTGGTGGGGGCGGTGGTGACCTTGGTGGCGGAGGTGATACTGGTGGAGGTGAAGAAGCGGGCGGTGGCGGGGGTGGTGACGAAGGTGGATTGCCGCCGCTTGAAGAAGAAACACGCAAAGACCGCGAACGTGGTAACAGAGACCAAACAGGAAACAAGGAAAAATATACATCATCACATACCAAGAACTTTGGTGAAGACCCCCTTGGCAACAAGGAAAATAAAGAAAAGTCAAAAACAGAGCGTTCAACCCGCCATATATATAGAGGCGGTGCATTATCAATGGACGAAGATCTAAAGAGTATAAAAACTGCCCTAAAAGCAAGATATAATAATAAGCACAAACAGGTTATAACTGAAAAAAAATCTATATTAGATGAATCAAACCTGATAGAAGAAGACAAACAGCAGTAAAAATGGAGTTTTTATCACACAATAACATATTTATAAATAATAAAAATATATGAAGAAGCTGAAACACTCCAAGTATAAAAATGCGGGTATATTATTTGAACTACTTGTTCGTCAAGTCACCGCCGATATACTAAATGGAAAAGATGACTCAAAAGCGAACAATATGCTACGTAAGTATTTTTCGGAAAATACAGAATTAGGAAGAGAGAATGCGTTGTATAGAGTGATACTTGAAGAAAAAACAAAAGACCAAGTTTCTGCTGATAGATTATTAGACACTGTATTGCGTACACGAAAGAAGTTGAATGAGCGTTCATTGAATCTTCAGAAGTATGAACTTATCAAAGAAATCAAGCAGCATTATCCACTTGATGATTTTCTAAAGGGCAGTATATCAAACTATAAGTTGCTTGCCAGTATATACAAGGTTTTTGAAGATACTGTCAATGAAGTACAAAGCGATCCTCGTGAAATGTTCAAGGCCAGAAATTGTATTGTTGAAAGCATTGTTGCTTCCAAGACGCCAACAAGAGTAATATCCGAAGAAGAAAAGAAAGACCTGGTCAAAGTATATCAGCAGCAAAATGAAGATGTTCGTTTGCTTGCTTATAAGTTGCTGGTTGATTCATTCAATGAAAAATACAAGGGATTGGATGAAAAGCAAAAGGTTCTTATTCGTGAATATATCAACAACATCAGCAATACCAACTCTCTTCGTCAGTATATCAATGCTGAAGTTCCTGAAGTTAGAAAGCAAATCAGCGAACTAAAGAGCGTGGTGAATAATGAAGTTGTAAAAATCAAGATTGATGAAACGCTCAATCAACTTGATAAGATTACCAAAGGAACTCTGGTAAAGGAAAATCAAATCATGGCTCTGATGTTGAGTTATGAACTTATCAAGGAACTTAAAAATATCAAATAAAAAGGAATAATATGACACGCAAACAACTCAAACAACTGATCAGAGAAACCATCGAAGAAGTAATGGAACAACAAGCTACTGAAAACTTTGTAGTCAATGGTAAACAAGTTGACGTACAAAGCATTCAAATCGATGGCGTTCGTGCTGGCGATTATTCTGATGCACACATTTCTTCAGCAACATTTACAAATGGTGCTGAGTTGAATGACAAAGAACTTGACCAACTAAATAGTATGGCAGGCGACTGGATCGCCCAAAAGGCCATTGAGGGTGACGTATAATGAAAGACGCCAAACAACTAATCCGCGAACTTGTTGAAGAAGTCATTGAAGAAATGACAGGTACTGGTGCTGTTGCGGGATACATGACCCCAGCAGCATTTCGTGGTAAAAAGAGCAAAAAGAAATCGGCAGAAAAAAGTATGCCTGGTGGTAAAGTTGTTGGCAAAGAAGATACAGATGATACAACGATTGGTGAATCAGAAAATGAAAGCCTACCAACAGTACGTCGTGATTTGAATATAATGGAAGCTCGCAGCCGATATAGAAACTTCAAGGAAAGTGATATGATGAAAAATCACGCCAAGATTTCTTATGGCATCAATCAAGCCAAGAAAATGCTTGGTGAAGTTGAATATCTTATAAACATTTGCGAACGCCTAAAGACGGAATGTGGATATACCAACGAAAATCTGTGGGCAAGAACTCAGCCAGACATGA